CTTTAGAACAATGGAACAAGTATGATATTGAAAGACCAGACTATGATTCGTATGTATCTAAACTAGATAATCGTTCTAAAATTGATGAAGAACTTGCAGAAATTGCAAGACAAGAAGAAATGGAAAGATTACAAAAAGAACAAGAAGCAATTGCTAAAAAAATAGCAGAGGAAAAAGCAAAACTAGAAACTTTAAAACAACAAGAAGAAGTTGATAATATTATAATTGAAACAGATTTACAAACAAAAGAAGTAAAAACTATTAACATACATAAATAATGAAATACATTATTGCTGTATTGGCTCTTTGCAGTTTTCTATTTACATGGGATAAAGCATTTGGAGAAACAATAACTACAGGTAATTTATTATCTAATTCTGGCTTTACTGGTGGCAATACAAGTTGGACTAATCATGGAACAACACAGCAACACCATGTAGGAATGGGAAATGAATGTGCAGGCAGTGCTGTTGATAATAGTAATTCTGGATGTGGTGTAAGTGGCTCTTTAGCTACATTAGATAATGGTGGTGTTAGTCAGACAATAAAACTGTCTGAAAAAACTAACATGACACAAGCTGAAATTAATAATGGTTTCACAAGTACAATGTCAAGTGATATATGGTATTGGCATGGTGAAGATACTGTTACTATGAAACAAGAGTTAACAGATAGTGCGGGCAATACATCAACACAAACAAGAGTGGTAATAGGTAGTCACAATAACTACCAAACATATACGGATACAGCAACTATTGGTACAAATACATCTACTGATTATGATATTAAAGTACAATTAGATATAGATGATAGTGCTAATTGTTCCAGTCATTGCGGCCCAGATATTGATAATGTAGAATTAAAAGTATCTTATACTTATATTAATCCTATAGATGATACAACACAGGATGTTATAGATGATATTGATACAGATATTGTAGATATAATAGATGATATACCAGAAGATTTTGATTGGTATAATGATGATATAGTTTTTGATGACACTTATACATGGGAAGAGGAAGAGTATACATGGGAAGATGACTTCTATTTTGAAGAGGAGTACACAATGGAAGAGGATGTGTACTTTGAAGAATTTGAAATGGAAGAGTTTGATATAGTAGATTTTGAATCACCCCCAATATTTGAGGATTCTTTTGAAGAAATAGATTTTGAAGAAATGCCCACAATGGAAGAGGTATTTTTTGAAGAGACATATATAGAACCTCCAATGATGACGGAGGAAATATTTACTGAAGAGTTTGAGGAGGACTTTACAAGTTTTATAGAGGAAACTGGCATGGAAGAGGAGTTCATGGAGTTTCTGGAGGACGAAGGCATAACAGCCGAGGAGTTTTTTGAAGAGATAGCCGAGGAGGAGTTCGATGATGAATTTACTGAGGAATCTTTTGAAGAGTTTGAGGAAGAGATGGTTGAAAGCTCAATTAACGAAGAGAGCGTACCGGAGATTATTGAGGATAAGGAAGAGGCAATGGAAGAGCCTAACGCTGATGAAGAACCAATAGAAGAAGAAGTAGCAAACAATGAAAACACAAGAGAAGAAGAGTCCACTGAAGAAGACGAACCCAGTAGCGAAGGAACTGAGGAATCCAGTGTACAAGCAGAAGATAGTGAAGAGCAAGATAGTGTACAATCGGAAGGACGAGATAAAGTGGACACCAACGGCAGGGTTATTGCAGATGTTGGAAAGGTAGAAAGCAAGTTAAAACAAAATTTAAAAAAGATAGCTAAACAAATAGCGAAAGTTACAAAAGAAACAACTCAAAACTTAACAAAAGAGGATTTATTTTTTAAAAATAACACGCTAAACGCCTATAATAAAGTACAGTTTTATAAGTCAAAGGATATATATAAAGACCAAGGTTTGGATTTATTTAACCAGCTTGATTTAGGCGTTTACAACCAAGAGATTTATGGTGGTGTAACTTTAGCAAGTTATACACAGAATGACCCAGTAGAGGTACACAGGGTACAGTTACAAGAAGCGGTTAGTAAAACTAAAAGATTACAACTTGAATTGGAGGCAATGAAGAAATGAAGATAATGGATAAACTTAGTACTTATGCGGCACTGATAGGTGTTATAGGAGCTATTGGCGGAGGATTTTATGCATGGGGCGAGTTTAACAATCGCCTTTCTGTACTGGAAAATGAACCTCCAGTTAATTTAAGTTCTTTAAAACAAAAAGATAAAGATTTAACAAAACAATTTGATGAAGTATTACTGTACGCTAATGAATACAAGGTAGATTTAATAGACAGGATTGCAAAGGTAGAAGAGAAGATTAAACCTGTGGATTTAACTTTAGTATTTAAAGAGATAGCTAAAGTAAGAGAAGAAATGGCTATGTTAGATATACCAGATGATGTGGATTTAAAGCCCATATCTAAAAAACTAGCAACTTTAAGCGAAGAAATTATAAGAGTAATGGCAATGATACCAGAAAAAGTTGTTCTTACACCTTTACTAAAATCTATACAAGCACTAGAAAAAGAATTGGCTATTGTACAAAAAGAAAATGAAGTACAAAATGCCATGATGGAAGAACTTAAATTAAAACTTAAAAATCCATTGGGTAATTAATGGCAGAATTTTCAAAAGATTATAAAAGTAATTTACAATTTCAAAGTATACCCCAAGACCTTGAAAAAGATACAACAGGAGTTAAAAAACTTGTTAGTTTAATGGATGATACTTCTAGATTTGCTATGAACTCAGCCGCATTAAGATTTGGAACATATAATTATGGAACTCCAGAATGGGATAAAAGAAATGCTCACCAACATTTAATATGGTCTGCTCTTAACCCAACTCTTACAGGAATATATGAAGTTAGTAATGAAATGACTAGGGGGGAAATTGATAATCAAGATATTCATAATAACAAATTACGAAAAGAAGTTATTAACAGAGCAAACGAATTAGATGCAAGAAAAAATAAAAAAGGCAATACTACTACGGAAGATTCCATTGAGCAAGCTTCTTTTAATATGATTAAAGAACAAGAAAAAAGATTAGAACAAGGGCTAATGCAAAGTCCTACTTTACCATGGATTAATACAAAAGAACCTATGGAAGGGTACTCAAAAGCTATAACAAAAACTACAGGATTAACAGAATATATTTACAATACATTTTTTAAATAGGAGAGACTAATGGCACTACCAGTAACAGACCAACTAATAACACAGATGATGACAGAGAATGTCAATACTGCACCTACCACTCCAATGGAAGGTAACGTATCCAGACCACTAATTGCAAGTGATTTGTTAAGTGCCATGAAAGATGTTAATTTTAGTCAGTTAATGGCTGAGTACGGCAATATGGCGGGAAAGCCTAGTAAGGAATCCACACCACTAATATCCGGATTAATGAAAGAAAGTGCTAAAGTTCCCGATACACCATTGGAAAAAGAACAAAAAGTAGCTACAGGGGGGCCTGCCCAAACTGTGGAAGAAATAGATACTGCCGTTGAGGATATGTCCCCGGGGAGTATGAAAACACCATCACCCATGAGTGATGCAATGGCACAAAATACAATGGCTCCACTTGGAACATTAACAGAACAAAATACAGGATTGATGTCAGATACTACGCAACAAATTGCGTAACTGTTCATCGAAATAAATAGAATCGGCTTTGCAATGCCTAACGATTGCAGATATTAAATGGGCATAATAGTCGTCACCTAGGGCTTTACGAATACCCTCCGGGGGCAACGACTCATGAGTTGTAATTAAATTACCGTCATTATTTATTGACACCACAGTACTAAAGAGAATTGCTTCCTTAGTTCTTGGTGTCATTTTTTTTGCCTTCTACACTAACAAAATCTGGGTTGATTTTATTGTCAAGTTTAGGCAATTTACTCAGCACAGCAATACCACTAACAACTTCGTGGTAAGGCCTTGTAAACATGTATTTTAATATACTGTTTAATTGGTCTTGTGTAATAATATAGTTATTTTCCATCTTCTTCTCCTTGTGTTTTTTTGTTTATTTCTTTAATACGCTCCAGAGTTTCCCTACCCCTTCGCTCTCCTTCCGATTCCTTTTTCGGTTCCTTAAATTTAATTTCCCCCGCTATGGCACCATATGCCGCCATGTCAATATAGGTATCCTTACTAACTTTACCAAGTTTAGTACGGGCTATTTTTAACAGCACCATCATTATTGCCACGTCATGGGCTTCTATTTTTTCATCTAGATAGACTGACCATAGCCTAGCTATGTTATTGTGATTATGCACCTTATCGCCATAATCCGTTTCCCTATCATCGCCAACCAACCTCGTTGCCTCAGATAAAAATTCTTTTGTTATTTTCATATTACATCTCAAAACTTAAATTAAATGATATTGTTCTTCTTAAACCTTTACCCCTGAAAGGGTACACTTCATGCAATAGCCAAGCAGGAAAAAAGAATATTTGTCCTACGTGGGGTTTTACAGGATACTTTGGGTCAATAAACATTTGTGGTGTTCCATATAAAAATTCAATCCAGCCTGCATGTTCCCGTTCCTCATCCTTTTCAACGGATGGTGGCATTTTTAGCCATCCTGCAGCGGACATCATGCCATAATGCATATGTGGTGGATTAAAATCTCCTGCAATGGAATTAACAAGCCAACTATTATGCAACATAACTTTTTTGATTCCCTGTTTAGCTTTTTCCTTATCCAAATCATCACCATCAGCATTTAGTTTTGTTCTAACATACATATTAGTGCAATGCCCTATCCAATTAAATAATGTGGGTAAAGTTTCATGAGGTTTTTGATGCCAAATATGGTCTTCAATCTTATGTTCCTGTTTAACGTTTCCCACAAGATTATTTGACCAATCCAGTTGTTTTGATTTCTTGTCACTCTTTGATATTTTGTCCCCATAATCATTAAGCATTTTAACATAAGGTTCAGGCATTTCAAATTCCATTAGAAAGGGACTGAACGGTGCGTGAACCTTTCCCTTTAGCTTGTAATCCTTGTAATCTTTCATTTATGCTATACTCCTATTAAGTCCTTAAGGGGAACAAGATATCCCCTTGAAGTTAAATTATCCCCTCCCGGAACAATCCTATAATTTTTAGTAACCAGTTTTTTTAATCTTGTAAGGGGAATATGAATGGAAAACAGATGCTGGTCTTTGCCATTGGGTATTTTAAATATCCACGTATCCGATTTACTGGTACGAATGCCACTGTCCTTTCCCCGTGATTGGAATTCCACATAAACATTGCCCGTTTTATGTGCCATTCTGTCCGTTTTTAATTCAAAATTTTCCATGGATTTCATGACAAGCTTTTCATGTTTCTTTCCGTAAGATAAGTCTTTTGTAAATTTAGTGACAGAAAAATCACTCTCTTTTAATT